CTGCCAGCTTGTCCGTGTTTTCCCAGAGTGCCTCGGAAAAATTTTTCCCTGACCACGGGTGCTCCAGTATCCTCCGGAGCATCGGTTCATCCACCTTTGCCACATTGAAACCGACCTTAAGTACGGACTGGATATCATAGCAGCTCCGGTAATAATTTGTTTTGAACATGTCCCCGAGCAGGTCCGTGAGTTTTGTTTCCGTATCGCAGGAGAGTGTGATCATCGACTGGTAGATACCGGCGAGCAGCTGCTCCTTCCGGCTGATCCGGGACTTTGCGGAAAGGGTGTTCAGCTCCAGCAGCGTCCGGGAATCGCCCTCTGCCTCCTGCAGGTATGCGTCCATGCTTTTCCGCCACTGGCTGTATTCACTTCCGGAAAGCAGCCTGGATGCCTCTGCATCCGTGAGCCCGTTCTTCCCGGCATATTTCTGGAACATCGCATTGATCTCCGTCTCCAGCTGGTTCGCCGTCTCATCATACAGGAACATGATGTCCCTTACATAGCTGTCTGTTTTTTTCGCATTGTCCAGCACCCTCTGTTTTGCCCTTTCAATCCACTCATTCCGTTCCCTCTGGCCCATCCGTCACCTCCGGTGTCTGCTCCGGGGCTGTCTGGAATGCCTTTGCAAAATTTTCATACACCCCGAATTCCTCCTGGTCCTGTTTTTTCTCTGCCTCCAGCTTGTCGATCTCCTCCTTCACGTTCTCCACTGCCGGGATCATCTGGAGCCTCGTCTCCCGTGAAAGGTCGTTTGAAAGCATGGTCACGATCTGTGCGGTCTCAAGGTTATTCTCCGGCTTGTTCCTGCGGAACTTCGGCACGATGTCCCTGTAGTCAAAGCTGTGCCCCATGATGTTCAGGATGTTCGTGATCAGCTCGATCCGGCGCTGCAGTCCCTTCTTGAACTTGCGCGCCTTGATGGCGCACATCTGTTCCAGTCCCCACAGTTTGTAGGAGATCGCCACCCCGGAAAGGTTCCCGCCGAACGACTCGTCGCACAGGTGTGGGACATTTGCCAGCGTATGGATGTCCTCCCGGAGCCGGGTCTTGTAATTTTCCAGCGCGGTATCGTCGACCTGCTTTAAAAGCCAGTCCACGTCCCCTCCGTCCTCCAGGATGATGGCGCCCTTTTCCTTCATGTCGCGGATGTCATTGCTGGAGACATCCCCGAGCTTCAATACCTTCAGGATGGCGTCATCGTTGTACTGGAAGTAATTTGCCGTGTTGCTCTGCACCTTATTGTAGGCATCGATCATTGTGACCACGCCCTCAAAGTCCCCCGTGCGCTCCTCGTTGTTGATGTACTCCGTGAACGGCACATCCTGCCAGTAATGTTCCTCCACGGACTCAAGGTTCAGGTATCCCCCGTTGACCGACCGGAAATGCATCACAAGGGATGCATTCCAAAATTCCACCTTCCGGATCATGTTGTCGTCCTTGTCCCTGGAAATGACCGTCCGGATGAACGCCATCGGCTGTGAGAACCCGCTGTCCGTCTCACAGATCATGATGCCTCCCTGCGGCGGCACCCTCGTCATCCGGATCTTTGCCTCCTCGTCGAGGTACAGCATCTCAAAGCAGCTCCCGCCGATGCTGCAGTTCTTTGCCAGCTCCATGTTGTGGTCCTGCTCGTCGTTGTAATCGAAAATATCCTGCACGGTCTTCAGGTACTCCTCATTCTGGGAATTGTACACGACCGGCATCCCGACGAAATACCCCGTTGCCGTGTCCGTGATGTATTTTGCCATGTTGTTGACCAGGCGGTTGTTCGGGGCCGTGCTGTCCTTTTTCTTTTCGCTCAGGATCCTGTGCTTTCCAAGGTAATAATCGTAAAGCCTCTGGTATTTCATGTCCGTGTAATTCTCATCGATGATGTCACGGATGTCCTTTTCCGTCAGGCTCTCAATGGAAGCCCTGTCCATGTATATGACCGGCATTGCCGCCACCTCCTATAATCCCAGGTCTCCCCTGTCGAGGATCCTGAACCTCTTTGTCTTCTTTGCCAGCGTGCGGCATCCTTCCAGCGCATCCGGTCCGTCATCGTGTGCCCCCATCGGGAAATGCTCCATCTGCTCCATCAGCCGCTTGTGCCGCCGGTTGAACTTGATGTAATGGTTCTTCACGTCCGGCTGCAGCGTCTGTATGCGCATGGTCTTGTCGCTGTTCTGCGGCACCTCCTCGATCGGCAGGTACAGCCCCGCCCGGGCGGATGCCTTTGCCAGTTCTTCCTTTAAAAACCACTGGAACTGTACCGTCTCTGCACCGAACTTCTTGTAGCCCCGCCCGTAGTCCCTGCGCAGCCACTTCTCTTTCTCCAGCACGTCCGCGATGATCTTGTCCGGATGCCGCCTCTCAATGTCCGCATCGATGACGTACATGTAACCGGTGACCTTGTGCTTTCCCAGGGTGATGATCGCGGAAAAGTCGCTGTGCCTGGTCTTCCCGAGCGACGGGTCCACGAAACCGAAGAACAGGTAATTTCCGTCCTTGAAGTCGACCTCCGCCTCGTTGTAATATTCGAACCATTCCGGATTGAAGATGCAGTCATCCGGATTGATCGGTTCATTCTGCTCCTCCGAGTTGAATGCAGCCTCGCCGTCCACCACCCTCATGACCATCAGGTCATAATAGGACAGCTTTTCCTCCCAGAGCACTTGTGTGCCCTCCAGCATCTTTTCCCTGTTGCTTTCAAAGAATGCCTTCGCATCCTGCTCGCGGCTGTCGTTCGAAAGGTCCGTGAGGATGTCCTCCCATGTCTTCCAGAGGTCATCCTCCCTGGAAAAGGAAATGACCGCGCGGTACTTGACTGCCCGGTATCCCGCATTGTTCAGCGTCTTGGCGAGCAGGCTGTCATAATGCAGCAGCGTTCCGATGTAGATGATGTCGGTGTAGTCATCACCGGCTTTCGAGACGGCTTTCTTGAACCAGTTCTCCAGTTTTGAACGCTGCTCCGGTGTCCGGACGTTCTCATCATTTTCGATGTCATCCAGCACCAGCAGGTCCGGTCTCCAGTTCCTGTGCTTCCTGCCTCGGATCTTTTTCCCCGACCCGATCGCTTCCACCTTGATGTTGGTGCTGGTCACCAGCACGTTGCTGCGCCATACCTTCCCGACAAGGTCACCGAAGTCCTCCCGGAGCGCCTCGTTCTCTTCAAATTCCACGCGGATGTTCTCCAGGAATCCCTCCGCCTGGTCGGAGCTGTCCGAAATGATGATTGGATAGTGCTTGTATCCGTATACGACCGCATGGATGGTTCCCTTGAATGTCAGGCTGGTGGATTTCGCGTGCCCACGCGGGGCAGCCACCGCCCATTTCACCCCCGGCAGCCTGCTGATCCTCCGGATGTTCTCCGGGGTCGTCGGGGCTTCCCCCTTCAGGACGCCCTGCTGCCAGATGTTGTCCAGGTCCCTGTGGAATTCCGGAGACGGCCTGGAAAAATAATGGGGGAAATATGCCCTCCCGAAAAATTCCATGTCGATCGCGCCCAGGCGGGAACGGATTCCCCCTTTTCCCGTCAGCGCCGCCCCGGCTTCAAAGTCCATCCGGATCCGGCTGCGTTCCGGGTGGTCGTCCCTGTATAAAAAGGTCTTTAAAAGGCTTTCCAGGTCGTTCAGCGCCTCGGTCTTTTCCTCATGGATCAGCTTGCTTTCCGCTTCCGTCATGGCCCCGAGCAGTTCCATGACGCTTCCTTTTCTTCCTCTTCTCAAAGCCTCCGCCTCCCACGGAAATTGAAAGGGCTTTATTTGCCCCGTATTCCGTTTTTTTCCTTCCAGTGAATATTTCTTCCGCTCCAAACATTTAAACGGTTTTGAACGGATTTTGCGCAGTTTTGAATGGGGAATGGCGGGCACTGAAAAAGGGAACCGGCAGAAACGGCATCCGGGGCGGGCTCCGCCACCCGGCCAGTCGTTCCTGTCCAGTTCCCTTCCTGTATGTCAGCCATCCTCCTGCGCCGGGACGAATCAACCGTACGCCGTCAGGTGGCATATTCCAGTGCCTGCTGTGCCGCCTCCCCGGCGGCATCCTTTCCCGCATCTTCCAGTTCCCCACTGTCTTCCTCCAGCTCGATGCTCAGCTGGACCTCTTTCTTTTCCCCGCATACCGTGATCTCAAAGGATGCCTTCCGGCTGCGTTTGTCGTATTTGATCACACGGTTTTCAAACTTTTCAAGCACACCTTTCACGGCTTTCAAAACGCCGTTCCCGTCCGCACGCACCACGGTCGGTTCGATCGGTGCATTGTCCTTTCCGGTCAGGAGCATGATCCACTCCGCTTCCATGTAGGAAAGCGTCGACGGGTTCCTGCTGTCCCCCAGGAAGCGGACCACGCCGGGAAGGTTCTTTACCCTGTAATAATTCTCCGCGTTGTATGCCATGTCCAGGAACACATACCCGCTGAACAGGATGTACTCCTTATGCTTCCATGTGCCCCCGCTGCGGATCAGGCGGTTCTCCTTCGGGACGAGCGCCCTGATCCCCTGTTCCCTCAGTTTTCCGGCAGTGTCATCCTCCTTGCCGGTCATGACCTGAATGACGTACCACATTACCCTGTTCCCTCCAGTCCCTCGTTTTTCTTCCTGGTAAGGTAATCGCTTACCTGCCTGTACAGCTCCGGGTTCTCCTTTGCCATTGCCTCGAACACAAGGCTCTTGACTGCTTCCAGCCCGGCTTCATAGTTCTCACGGTTTTGCACATCGATGCGCTTCTTGTATGCAGCCGCGCGGATGAGACCGCGGGTCTCCCTTATCAGCTTATCGACCGGGATGTCCTTTACCTGCTCCTCGTCCACGCTGGTCAGCGCATTCAGTACGTGGTGGCTGGCGAGCCGGATCAGCGCCTCCGAGGTGTCAAGGTCCGGATAACGGTTCATCTCGTCCATCAGCATGGAAAAGTTGCTCTGTGCGACGTTGATCATCTCCACTGTCGCACGGTATTTCTTCGCGTAGGTGCATACCGCCATCTGCGACATCTCTTCCCCGTTCTCCTTAAGGAACGTGACGATCTCCTTGTAGGTGCATCCTGCCAGGAGCATCTGTTCCACGGTATCCTTCAGTTCCGGCGGCAGCCTGTCCACCTTTCCGGTGCTCCGTCTTCTCTCCGTCTGTTCCATGGTCAGCCTCCGAGGTCGACCATGTTGTCGTCCAGTCCCCCGCCCAGGAGCCGTATTCCTTTGCCCGTGACCTTTGCCTCCAGGTTCTGGTAGCTGTAATCCGCAAGTCCGGCATCCTCATGTGTCTCGATGTCCCTCAGACGGATGTAGCCCTCCTCCTGGAGGAAATTCACACTGTCGACGAATTCCTGTCTCCCGATCCCGTCAAAGCTCACTGCCTTTTCCACGCTGCGCAGGGGATTGTATTTTTCCCGGAGCAGGTTGATGGTGGAAAGGACCCTGC